CCTAAACCAGATGCACCGAAACCACCCAAAGCACGAATGTAAGCACGAGCCATTGCTTGTGATACATAGATGTAAAGGTCATCTTTAGTGTATAAAGAAGAAGGGATAGCATCTGCAATCTTTCCTAATTCAGCAACGATAGTTGAAGAAGAAACGGCAGCACCAGCAATTTCTTGACCTGAAGGCAAAGCAGCATCTGCAGCCAATAAAGTAGATAAACCATCAAACTCACCTGCGTTAGCAGTAACACCTTCCCAGATATTAGTTTCGTTCTTAGCAGCAACTTTAGCAGCAACGTGTGCAACTAAGAAGTCAGCGAAAGACTTAGGCAATGTTTTGAAAGCAGAGTATCCTTGCTCAACAGATAACCAATCAGAAGCAAAGTCTTTCTTACATAATTGTAAGTTAACTTGGAATTCTTCTGGTTGTAAAATCTTTTCAGTCAAAGTAATTGTCGATGTAGCATCGAAATCACAAGTTGCATTTTTCAAGATGCCATCTGTGGCAACTCTTTTGATAACTTGCTTAAAACGTACATTTGGTTTTACTTCAATACCACCACGATCAATGGTAGGTGAAGAAAGCAAAGAAGCAGCAATGATTTTATTTGCATACTCCCCAGCATAGGTTGTGGTAATACTTGTTGTAGTCGGCATTTTATTTAAATTTAATTAGTTGAACATTTTTTCAAAAACTTTATCTTGGATTGTTTCCGGTCTGTTTTGACCAAATGAGAATCCTTGCACTTTTTCCTCTGGCTCTGGATTCTGAACGATTGGTTCAGCACCTTCCTCTTGAGAATTTAATTTTACTTCCAATGCTTCTTTTTCTGATTTCAAAGACTCATTTTCAGCTTTAACTTCATTTATCTGTAAAGACAATTCAGTTCTTAATTTTTCAATTTCTGCAAAGAAAGTTTCCTTGCTAACTGATTCAACCACTCGTTTTGCTTGTGGTGCAGGTGCTTGTGGTGCTGCGTTAGCCTCCACTTCAATTTCAACTTCTGGTGCTGCTTCTTCTTCTTCTGCAGGTGTAGCCTCTTTAACTTCGGCTATAATACCTTCAACTGCAACGACCAAAACCATTCCATCTTCTAATGTGTACTCGCCAACTGGCATAGGTACAACACCATCGGCAGTAACTATACCAACAGAAAAGTCTGGTGCAAATTCTTCAGCCTCGATAATGGTGATACCATCTTCTAACTTCATCTGCGCCAAATTAATCTGAAAGCCTAATGCTGCTTTAACTCGATTTTTTGTGCTTTTGTATTCCATATATATATTTAATTAATTACTCTTTTAAATCGCTTTCTGTAAATAACTAATCATTGCTTGTGCAGATTTTAAACTACTTTTTGCTTCTGCATTTTGCTTATTTAATGAAGAAATTAAACCTCCATCAATCCCTAAATCTTTTAATTTTATAATCCCATTCTCAGTTTGTTTAATTACTGATTCATATAATGGCAATGCTTTTTTAATTTTATTTTCAATTGCAATAACTTCTGATTGAATTTCAGTAAATGGAAATGCTTTATCTAATTGAGTTCTAATATCTTCAATTAAACCCAATTCAACTTTTTGAGATGATAATTTAAATAATTTTTCAAATACCTTATTTTCTATGTTCATATTATTTTAAAATTTACCTGCTGATTCTACATTAAAACTCGATGCAAATTTTTCAATTGCACCTCCTTTAGCAAAATATTCTTTTGCCATATTTTTTATTTGCAATATATTAGAAGGCAAATCAATTCCTATTTCTTTTGTTTTTGTTTCTAATTGAGCAATATCCTGTAATATTAATGTAGCATATCCTTTAACTTCCCCTGCCAATTTACCATAATCACTTACTTCTCTTTCTGCTAAAAACATTTGTGCTTGAGCAGATTGAGATAATTTAAGCATTTGATTTTTATAATTTTCTATATCATCAACTAAAGCAAATTCGATTTTTTTAGATTCTGCCTGTACCTTTGTAGATAATGCTTCAAATACTTTGCTTTCTATGCTCATTTTAGTTGCTTGTTGTGATTAAAACTCTTGGTACATTTGTATTTACTATTGTGGATGCTACACTTTGAACTAATGAACCCACTCCTTGTGATTGTAACTCACCATCACAACATTCAATACTATATGTTCCATCTGGACATAAGCATCCACGATTGCCACCTTTTGGACTTGATGTTTTATCTTTACTCATTTTCTAATATATTTAAAATTTGATTTACTAATTCTTCATCATTAATCTCTGGCAATAATTCCAAAGATAATTTATCAGCAAAGTATCCTTCAATAGAAAATCCTTTAATCTCTCCACTCTTTGCCTTTGACCAAATTTCTTCGTTATCAGCTTTCATTGATACCATCCAAGTCCCTTTAGGTAAACTAAATCCATAAGATTTAGATTTATCCATTTCTGGATCTGTAATTATCCATGATTCAACCAATGACATTCCATCTACTTTAGTTTGATGTTGTAATGTAGCATTAGATTGATTACCATTCTTTAAATACATTTGGCTTGCTTGCTCTACTGTACTTTCAGAAAAGAAGACTTGATATTTTGTATCTCCATCTTTACGGAAAATCATTTTATTAGGAATCAATGCTGCTCCCATTAATATTTTCTTTTCAGTATCTACTTCAGCTAAATTCATTTCGTACTCTTTAGCTAATGTAATGAAATTGCTTTCAATAGCAGGTCTGTCAACCAAACTTATTGCTTCAATCCCATCTTCATCATTTGAAATTATTAATTCTATGATCTTCATGGTGTATAAACGTTTTTTTTAAATTTTGTTACATTTTCATTAACCTAAACTTGCACTCATCACCTTATTTCTGTCCAGTGATTGTTGTGAACTTACTTCAGATGCAACAACATAAGCCTTTACTGGTTGTTGACCTTGACCTACTACCTGTGCAATTTGATTGACACCACTTGTGCCAACTACATTAAATTGTGGGGCAGTTGAATAACTTGGTGTCATCTGTGGATTTCCAAAAGACATATTAGATCCAGTTGCATTACCAGATTTAATATCTTGAATACCTTTTGCTCCTGCACTTACTGCAGCCAATCCTGCTGCTACTGATCCTGCTAATCCAATCCATGCCAATGGACTTGTAACACCTCCATCTTTAACAAAGTTTTTATTGGCATTAATTGCAATGCTTGCAATAGCAGCACCTTGTTCTAATATAATTGAAGCAATGGCTAATTCTTTATTCTGCCCAGAAATTTGTCTTAACCCTTGAGCAAACTGCATAACACTTGCAATGTATTGTCCTTGTATTCCAATTTTTGCCTCTGCTTCAATTTTAGCAATATTTTTTCTTTTCTCTGCTTCTTCATTTTCTACTGCAGTAATATTACCCATGTAGGTAGCCATTGAATTTAATTCAACGCTATTCTCAAATTCAATTTGTTTTTGTTTTTCTGCTGCTCTTAATTTTCTTTCTTCTTCTGCTTCAATTTCTATGGCAGCAATATTTTCTTCATAGACTCGAATAGAATTTGTCTGCGCATCTAATCTTGCTAAATCTGCTAATCGATCTTCTTCTTTCTTTTGCCTTAATTCCTCTCTCTTAGTTTTTTCTTCATTTAATAGTGCATTACGATTTACTAATTGCTCACTTTCTAATCCTGTGAGTTGTGCTGCAATACCTGCTTCATTATTTCTTGCATTAATTAATGCTATCTCATTTTCAATATTAGGCATTGTATCATACCTTACCTTAGCAGCATCGGTTTGATATTTTGCTTGCTTCTGCATTTCAGCATTTTGCAGTTTTAATATTTGACCTAATCTCTCATTTGCTTTAATTCTTTCTGGAATAGATAAAGCATCATTATCACGAATCTGTCTTTGTAATTCAGCTAAACGATCAAATTTTTCAATTAATCCTTGTTGAACTGCTGCTGCTCTTTTAGCATTATTTTCAAGTTTAGTAGTATCTGTTGCCTTACTAAAACTTTTGCCTAAGTTGTCAAAAAAATTCTTAAATGATAAATCTCCAGAAATAAGTTTTACTATATCTGAAAATATCATTTTTGTGGCAGTCATTGAAGTATTGAATAAATCAATTACTTTTTGATTTTGCCCTATTGTATCTTTAAATAATTGGAATGCCTCAAGCAATACACCAATACCTGCTGCCTTAATGGCTAATCCTAAGCCACTAAATGCTTTAGCCATTTTGCCAATACCACTCTCGGCTTTCTTGGTAGAATCAGCAATATCTTCTACCTTTTTATTGGTGTCTTCTAATTTATGGGTTACATCATCTACTTTCTTAGCAACATCATCTAAATTATGCTTAACTTTTAAGGTGATTATTTTCTCCTCCATATTCTTTTTATTTGATTATATCCTTTTTTCCAATCAGTTGGAAGTTCATTTTTACCTTTTGCAATCTCTATTGATTCGTGTTTTCCATAATGATTATTAACCATTAATAGATCTATTATATTCTTTATCATAAACGTAAATTGTTTGTTTTTGTCTTATAATAATGGTGAATTTAATCCTGCTTTTTGCACTTCGTTATAATAATAATAACTGGCTCTATTTTTATCTAACTCTAAAGAAGTATTATAAGGTAACTTGTTTGTATATTCTCCCTTAAAAAACATTCCACTTTTTGAATCTCCTACACCTGCATTATGTAGAATTTTATATTTAACTGAATCTGATATATCGCTTGTAGACCATCCAAAATCTAATTCTTTAACTACCTTCGTTTGATGTCCAAAGAACCAAGCATTGTAAAGCAATGACCACATACCAGCAGTCCATTTTTGTATTGGATAGTCATGCTCATGCTTAGGTTCATAATAAGGTTCTTTGTTTATAAAATATTGGTATAAACTAATTGAATCTTTCTCTACCTTATCCCAAAAATTAAAGTCTGTCCCTTTAACAATGTATTGTGCGCCTCCACTATGATCATTCATTAGTTTAGGTATTAGGCAATCTATACCTACAATCCTGCACATATCAATTAACAAATCTTCACCTTTTTGCATAATATAGTCATAGTTAATATAACTATTTGTATCACTTAAATACCAAACTCTATCTTTTTCAAACTTTGAATAATCTGGTGTCCCTGTAAATACAATATCTGAATCATGCAAAAATAAAACTTCATCTTTTAAATGTGGATTAGATGCAAGATGTTGTTTCATAAGATTAAAGTAAATGGCAGGAATATAAATGCCATTTTCTCTTGTGTCTTTATAAAAAAAGAATCTAATGGTTGAGTAATGTTCTTGCAGTATTCTCCATTTAGTTAAATCTTGATCAGTAAATCCTAATACTATATCTATTTGATTAGGATTGATTCCATGCGACATGAAATTATTTATGACAGTTTCTATTTGCCATAAATAATAATCATTCGCAGGTTGACAACAGATATATCTCATATTAACTACATGAACCTTGTGGTAAACTTACACTAATAGAACCTCCCGCAGAAACAGTTCCTGACCTTGCGCATATAGTTGTACTAGCATTTGGTTGTAATTCTACATTTGTATTTTGTGTCCCATTACAAGATGTATAATCATAGAAACCAGAATTTTCCGAATCAAAATTAATTAAAGTATAATTTTGACAATCTGGAGCAGCAGTTGTTGTAGTTGTCGTAGATGTTGGTGCTGCAGTAGTCGTAGTAGTTGTGGTTGTATATCCACAAGCAGGATCATTATAAGCAATAACCGAATTGTAAGTACCACAAGATCCATCTGCAAAAATACCAATCTTATTAAAGTCTGGTGCGCCTCCACAGAATTCTCCAATAT